TTATCAGCTTTTTAAAACTTTTTATAGTTTTTTATAGCTTTTTTCTACACTCTTATTATATAAGAATTAATTTTCATTGTCAACATTTTTTTAAAAAAAATAAAAAAACTTTTCACATTTTCTTTAACTTATAGTAACTCAACTTAAAAAAGGAGGCGGTCATATGAAAGACCAACAGAAGAAATGGGCAAGCCTAGCGGAAGCTAGCTTAAAGGAAAAAGGGTGGAGCAAGACAGACCTTGCAATAGTCGCAGGTGTCACACCATCAGCTATCACTCAGCTCTTTAAAAAAGGAAAAGGTAGTGATGATTTAAAGCTTCTTATTCATAAGAAGTTGAAGTTGTCGGAGTCATGGGAAAAGCTTGAAGAAATTAGCTAGAAGGAGAAAAAGATATGTACGAAGTTTTTAATTTTAATGGCGTTGACGTTCGCACCTCAAAGATTGGCGGTAAGGTATGGTTTGTAGCTAAAGAAGTAGCTAGCATTCTAGGATATAAAAATGCTAGGCAGGCGCTAGCAAGTCATGTAGACGATATTGATAGGGGAGTCCAAATTCTGGACACCCTTGGGGGAGCGCAGGAAGTCGCAGTAGTAAATGAATCTGGCTTGTATGCATTGATTTTAGCTTGTAAGTTACCGCAGGCAAAAGCGTTTAAACATTGGGTCACCTCAGAAGTACTTCCAGCAATCCAACGCGAAGGTGGATATATCCGCAAGGATTTAGACGAAGACGCCTTTATCGCTTTGTTTACAGGTCAGAAGAAGTTGCGTGAACAGCAAGCGACAATGATTGAGGATATCGACTATCTCAAGAAGGAGCAACCAATCCATCCAGGATTTGCTCAAGTCTTGCTGAAAAAGCGTAAAGCGCGTGTGGTTGAGTGTCTAGGCGGATTTAATAGCCCAGCCTATGCGGATAAGTCGTTCGCAAAGACAGTCTTTAAACAAGCTGAAGCAGACTTCAAAGAATACTTTTGCGTGAGCAGGTACGATTTACTACCGAAGAAGTACGCTCAAGACGCTTTAAAGTATTGGGCATCATGGGAGCCAAGCATGAATGTCAAACTACAAATCGAACGTTTAAACACAATTTATTGCTGAAAAAAGCACAAAAAAAAGGGCGACTGCAATCGTCCCTTCCTTAAAATTTATCTATGTTTAGTATATCACAGGAGGCAGAAAAATGCCAGTAATTGATAATGTTAATTTCCGCCCTGTCGCACAGTCAGAAAAAGCTGAATGGGGCGGATATGAAAGTCTGAAAGAAAAATTTAATGATTTATCTACGACAACACTAAAGCAGTGGGCGAACGAAATGAAGGAACATGAAGAGTTTAAACATTTTGTAATGCACCCAACACACAAAACAGTTTTAATCCATTACAAAGGGTTTGCGTTGTATTGTATGTGGAAATCACGTAATCGATACAAAGCAAAGAAAGAAAGTTTAAAAGACTTACTGAACGACTTGAAAGCTGAAAAAGCGATTGTTGAAGAAGTTGCAGAGCTTGAGCTTGATAAGCTTATGACCGCCTAAACTAGAAAGGAAATAGTAAAAATGTTACAAGAACCATCAATTTTAAGTCAGCTACTAGGTGTAGCTACAATCATCATTTTTGTTGCTATTGCTTATGCATATGTAGTACGTCAAGACAAGCTTGAAGAAGAGAAAGAGAAGAAAAAAGCGGAGTTTGAAGCTAAAGTACTTGAGCTGTCAGAGGAACTTTACGAAGCTGGGCGATATGACGAGCGCCAAGCTATCCGCAAGAATATCCGCAGACAGTTCCAAGGCTTTACGTTTGACAATGAAAGGCCTGAAGGCTTGAAAGGAGAGCCTTTAGCGTTGCCAGCGCCTATCGTCAAGGAGGTGTAGACATGGCAGAGGTTAAGTGGATAAAAATCACAACAGATATTTTTGACGATGAAAAAATGTGCCTGATTGACGCTTTGCCTGATCGTGATGCAATTATTGTAATCTGGATTAAGCTTATAACACTAGCAGGCAAATTGAATACCAATGGAATTTTAGCAATCTCTAAAGACATTGTATATACTGATGAAATGCTTGCGCAAACATTCCACCGTCCACTGGATACAGTCCGCATGGCTCTTGAGATTTTTGAAAAGTTCGGCATGATTGAAAAAATTGACGGTGTGATTACCTTACCTAAATGGGAGAAACATCAGAACATTGACGGAATGGAAAAAATCAAAGAACAGACACGCAACCGTGTAGCTAAACATCGGGAGAAACAGAAAAATCTTGCTCTTGGTAACGTTACATGTAACGCTACAGGTAACGTTACAGTAACGCAATGTAACGCAACAGAAGAAGAACAAGAAAGAGAAGAAGAAGAAGAAACTAGTAGTAGTAGTAGTTGTAGTTTTCCTAGTGAAGAAAAAAGCGTGTATGAGAGGTTTGAGGATGAGTTCCAAAAGAAGCTCACCCCATCTGAAATGAAGAATGTGGATCGATTGATTTTCACTTATGGAGAAGACATGGTAGTGGAAGCTCTTGATGAATCTGTTTTGAAAGGAAAGCCAAATCTAGGTTATATCAATGGTATCTTAAAAAATTGGAGTTCAAGTAAAATCACAACTCTTGGTGACCGTCTAGCAGGGAAAGAGACTCAGCAAGGCAATGCTGTAAAAAGAGCTAGATCGTCTAGGGCCGACAAGGAGGAAGAGGAAGAAAGGAGAATGAGGGAAAAATGGGGCTTCTAACAGTAAATAGTATTATCAAGGAGTTTGAGCATGAGTTCTACCCTATCAGTGAATCAAAAAAAGCCTTACTTGAAAAACAATCACTTGAGGTGGTATTACAGGTACTATCTGATATGGCAAGCTGGAGTAGTTGCGGAGGTAAAGTGGTATGGAAGTAGACACTTTAGAAAGGCTAGCTATCAGCTACTCTCAGAGTGTGGAAGAGCTTAATGCTAAGTGTGATAAACATGATATCAAGCTGATTAAGCTCTTGCGTACAGATAAGGTTGTATGCAGGCTATGCGAATCTGAACGGATTCATGAAGAAAATCAGCTTGTCATTGATCGTATCGCAGAAGAAGAGAAAGAGCGTGAGCGCCTCTTCTATCTAGAGAAGTTTTCTCTTTATGATGAAGTCTTGCAAAATGCGACACTAGAGAATTTTGACACCCCAACAGAAAATGAAGCAGAAAAGCTTGCTTTTGCTAAAAGGATTTGTGATGAGTGGGAGCATGGTGCACGGAATAACATTATTTTTCAAGGAAATCCAGGCACTGGTAAGAGCCATCTTGCTTACGCCATGGTAAAGGCCTTATCAGAGAAGACTAAAGAAATTGCCATCTTTATCAACGTAACGGATTTATTCATGAAGATTAAAGCTGATTTTGGACAAGAAGAGCATCTTGTAAACAAGATTGCTTCCGCCAAATACCTAGTACTAGATGATTTAGGAATGGAAAAGCAAAGCGAATGGTCTTCTAGCATTTTGTACAACATCCTGAACAAACGTGCCAATACCATTGTAACAACCAACCTTACAAGCAATCAAATCAAGAAGCGGTATGGCGAGCCATTCCTGACACGCATGATGAAAGGCGTAGATGAACATCACTACATGACCTTTAACAACTTATCTAACAAGCGTACACAATACTTTTAAGAAAGAGGAAATCACATGAACATGATTAGTTTGAAAGCAGAAGTGCATTGCCCTTTTTGTGGGGAATGCTACACACGTAAAGTAGGCCCTACAGCAAAATCACTCTTATGCCGATTTTGTCGCATGTCAATCTATCTAAAATGGACAACAAAGACAAGGCTAGGTGTTGATAAACATGGGTTCGCAAGGATTGCAGACGAGCCTTATAATAGCAATGAATTGGTAGAAGAAATGAACGAGGTTTTCACAAATGAATAAGATTAAACAGCTACGTAAACTTAAACACATTAAGCAAAAGACTATCGCCCAAAAATTGGGCGTGTCTCAACGCACCGTAGGCAATTGGGAGCAGGGCTTAAGCCAGATTAAGCCTGACAAGGCCAAAGAGCTTGCGGACATTTTCGGCGTGGACGTGTCTTATCTACTAGGCTATGCAAGTGAAGGTGTTTTGCAAAGGTCTATCACTGAAGAGGTGCATAATGCTATCTTGAGGGTACAAAGTGAGCGCCCAGACCATGACGACCGTCAAGCTATCCGTGAAGCTTGCATTGGCTTGATTGAGGCAACGCTTGAGGGGTATTGATGAAAGAAACGTTAGTACTAGATATTGAACCTAAACCGCAATCACGGCCAAAGGCAACCATCAAAGGCAGGCACGCGGGAGTATATGAGAAGAAAGATATGACAGCATGGCGCAGTAGGTGCACGGCATTAGTACGTGCTACCTACAAAGGCGCCTACTTCACCAAAGCTATCAAAGTCACAACTACCTTTTATATGAAAGCCCCTAAAGAGGTTGCCAAAGTACCAGGTCAAAGAGCAAAGGAAGAGACAAAGCAAAAGTATGAAGATTTTTTGGCGGAAAAGATTTACGTATCTAAAAAGCCAGACTTAGATAATTTGGAAAAGTCGGTATATGACAGTATCAGTAATGCTAAAAACGTTTGGCTAGATGATAGCATTATCGTAGAACACACTACCAAAAAGCTTTATAGCCCTACGCCACGCATAGTTGTAGAAATCGAGGAAGTAAATGAATGACAAATTAAAGCAGGAAATGATATCAGCCTACACGCGCTCAATCCGTATCATAGACCAAAAGCTAGAAGATTTAGGCGCACCGTGCGATAAAGAATTATCACAAAGTGCATATGCAAAAATTGCTCACGCAAAAGCCGAAGAGCGTGAATACTTGCGCAAAAAGAAAGTAGCATTAGAAAAGAAATTAAAGGAGCTAGAAAATGAATAATCAAAAAGAATTAGTAACTATTCCTGAAAAAGTTGGAGATTTTATCACGCGCCAAAAAGAGCAAGGAAAAAGCTTCTTTTCATCGCTTGAAAGTTTGCAGTTTGAACTTGAAATCCTTATGTGGATTACAAAAGACGATAATGAAACGAAATTTTTAAGCGCGTGGGTGAATGGCTTTAATGTTGAGACTGAAAAAACTTATAAAATTCGTATGAAAAATATGAAAAACGGATATGATTACTTAAATTATAATAAACGTCAGTATAAGTGGCTTTTTATGGACAAGCACGAAGTGGGAGATTTTCGCACGGCACACACACGCAAAGAGCTTGAAGAAGCTGGTTTTGGATTAATGTTATCAAGCGCACTTTTTGAAGTAGAGGAGGCCTAAAATGACAGTAACAACAGGAAAAATGGACACAAATAAAATCACAGCTGGAGACATCAAAGCAGAAAATATCTTAAAAAATCTTGCAAAACAATTGGAGATTAAAGAAAAAGAAAAAAGCTTGAAAATCCCGATTTTGCCAAATGAAATCGCAGAAATGCTTGAAGAAGCAAAAAAGGATGGCATGTCTTTAGTAGATACTATTGTCTGTTGCCATCTGGACTTATCAGGATTTTTCACTAAAGAAGGGCAGGAAGCTTTTGCGCGTGCATGGTTGGATGGATATATGACGGAAGAGGATTTTGATGATTGATAAAAAACTGTTGAAATTCATTATCTTGGCATGGATTATCTCATCAGCCGTTATCGAGGTATGGAAAATTGACAAGCTGAAAAGTTTGGAAAGCCAAAAGCCTATGATTGTATATAAAGCTGATAGCAAAGGCGCTGAAATCCGTGGGAAAGTGATTGAAAAGGGACGATATGGCAAGTTATACACCATTACTATCAGAGATTATGGAGTTTTCGTAGTCACAGAAGAACAGTTTAATAGAGTAAAAATCGGAGAGGAAGTACTACTATGAAACCACAAAGATATCCTTATGCAGGAGCAAAAAAAGAGGATGAAATCAAAAAAATCTCAGGAATGTTTAAAAAGGTGAATTTACCTGATTTTAAATTAAGCGGAGGTTGGGTGTATGACCGCCTTATGTCTTGGACAAATGTTTATGTAGAATTGGAAGGGTTTGGCAAAATTTTCCATTCAAAATTGATTTTACAAAGCGTTGATTTTGATAAAGATACTATGCTTCACTTTAAAGTAAAAGTTGTTGAGGAAATCCTGAAAATGACAGTATATGAATTTAAAGAAAAGGGGAATTACGCATGGGCGAATACCTTCGGAGATATTTTGACGAGCATTACAGACGCAGGGTGCGCACGCTTACCGATTGGAGGGCTAAAATGATGATGATGATCAGATTAAGAGCATACGACAGACAAGAAAAACGCTTTTTGGATTTTGAAGATATTCAAAAAAACCTAACTTTTGAAGATTTAAAAAATCCCCGCTACCTCTTTACACGCTCTACTGGTTGCTACGACAAAAATGGAGAGGAAATTTTTGAAGGCGATACTATCAAGATTTTCGGCTTTAAGGCGAGTGTGAATTATGGCGAGTACGAATTTGAGCACAAAAGCTATGGGGCGTATCAAGAGTTTGAAGGCATCGGCTTTTACCTTACATTTTTTGAAGACAAAGATGAAGATGGAAAATACAAAAAAGCTGTTTTGACACAAGATATGGTAAACGTTTCTAAATTAATACCACAACATTTCGTGTTTGAATTAGAAGATGAGGAAGATTAAAGATGAATGAAATTTTACAAGCGTTAGCAAAAATGCTGAATATGACAGTTGATGAAGTTAGTTCCTTGCTTGATACCTTTAAAGGGAATGCACCGCAGATCTATGAAATGTTGCTAAAAGAAAAGGTTTTGTATGATAGTTTTCGTTTTTTGTCGATGATTTTCCTTTTCATCGCGATTGTAGCTCTCGCCACGGCAGTCTGCACTACCATCTACTACTTTGTGTACCAGGGTGAGAAAATGGGCTATTGGAATCTCAAAAAGGATGAAGTTTTGGAGCTCTTTGAAAAGCAAGTTGAAACTCACCGCAAAAAGTTGAAGCCATTCTTGATTGCTAGCTACACGGCACTTTTTGTAGGCGGTACAGGATTTGTAGTGGTAACCGTACTAAAGACTATCCTTGCACCCAACTATATTTTCATTGTAAAAGAAATACTACCTAAACTAACCCACTAACACAAAAAAGCCAGCACGCTTGCACGCACTGACCATCAGCCTTATACTTAAATACTTTACACGCATAGTATATCATGGAGGGGTCTGAAATGCAAATCGAAATGCTGGATAGAATTGATGAGAAGAGAACGCGCAAGGCCGCTGAAAGAGTTTTAAAAAGGTACTTCCAACTCAAGCGGATAGCAGGGGAAGAGTATGCACCGAAAATAACCATATCATACACACTTGAGCCCCGAGGTGGTACTGGCCATGTAAGTAAGCAAGTTGAGGATATGGTAGTTAGAAGAGTCAGTGCACAGCAAGACATGGAAGCTATCGCAAAGGCTATCAATAACTTGTCATGCTTAGACTATACACGGATCTTGGTAGAAAAGTATTGTACACCGCATAGAAAGGCTACTCAACTGCTATATGAAGATTTTGGATACTCAGCAAGTGAATACTACCGCATGTTGAATAGAGCGCTACTAGAGTTTGCAGAATGCTATCAAGGTAAGGACTTACTGGTTTACCACTGAATTTTGGGAAAATCTTGGGAATTTTTGGGGAAAAATTGGGGAAAAAGTCGGGAAAATTTGAAGGGTTTTGCGTGATAAAATGGTAGTATCAAGAATAAAAGGAAGAATGACGGTGAGAGGTCAGAAAGCATTGCGTTTAGGCGTAGTGCTTTTCTTTTGTAGAAAGGAGAGGTATGTATGCGTAAGGTTGAGCCGATTCGTGATTTAGATGATATTGAACGTATGAAAGATTACCTTAGAAAGAAGAGTGATAGAAACTTCATTCTATTCATGTTTGGTATCTATTCAGGTCTAAGAGTAAGTGATATCATACCCCTTCAAGTTAAACAGGTTACAGCTGATAGGATTGAGCTGAAAGAGAAGAAGACTGGAAAAATAAGATACTTTCCAATTAGTCCCCCTCTTAGAAAAGAAATCAATAAGTATATCAAAGATAATCAGCTAGCAGACTACGATTACCTTTTCCCTAGTAAGAAAAAGAAAAGGACTGATGGAGTCCGTATCACACACATTGGAAGAGTAGCTGTCTATCAAGTACTTAAAGATGCCGCTGATTATATAGGCTTAACACATATCGGTACTCACTCAATGAGAAAAACGTTTGGCTATCATCATTATAAAAAGAATGGCAACGTGGCTATCTTACAAAAGATATTTAATCATTCAACACCAGATATTACACTAGGATATATTGGCTACTCTCAAGATGAGCTAGATGAAAGTATTTTGACTTTTGACTATTAAAAATTAAATGATTGAGATTGTTTTATTTTACATATTGAGAAAATGTAAATAATAAAAAAGAAAAAGTAAAAGCAGACCTACAGACAGTAAGGTTTACAGCTTATTGGTTTTATTTAACAGAATGTAAGATATGTTAAATATAAAGGCTTCGATATGTTAAATATAAATGGTATTGAGTATAGATAGACCCCCTATCATAGAAAGAAAGTTGCAGGTATTTTTTATACCCTCCCCCCTTACTTGAAAGACTACCCCCCTACCTTAATTGGTAGACCCCCTACCCCTAGAAAGGATACCCCCCTACTCATGTCAAGTACCCCCACCCCTAGAGCAGACCGCAGTGGACCGCACCGCATTGCGTTTGATAAGAACAAGAGGATTATCTTAAAGACAAGGAATACATGTGGGATATGTGGCCAGCCAGTAGACAAGAGCCTTAAGTATCCTCATCCTTTAAGTCCAGTCATTGACCACATTGTACCAATCAATAAGAATGGTCATCCATCTGATATCAATAACTTGCAGTTAGCTCATTGGCAATGCAATCGGCAGAAGTCAGGCAAGCTTTATGCAGATGATAAGACATCTAGTCCAAAGATTATAGGCAATAGGAACTTGCCTCAGACTTTAGACTGGTTTTCATATAAATCTTAATAAAAAATAGTAGTAGTAACGGCTATAAATTAACTAAATAAGTCCATAACCTTATAATGTTCGGTATTTAATGAATAAAAGGGGGATTATGAATAAAACTATGGGGGGGGTAGCACCCTCCCTCGGGCTACTTCCGAACTTCCCGCCGTTACTGTACATTTTTTCTCGTGCAACAAGAAAGGAAATTTCACATTTTGGAAAACTTAAAAGGCATTCAGTATCTCAGGCGAAAGCTTGCAAACTATACTTCCAGCGTTGATTTAAGGTACTCACAGTACGCAATGGAACACCAAGAGCTGGATATGGGCATTACAATTCCGCCCCAAATCAGACAGCAGTATCGGGCGGTTCTTGGTTGGGCCGCTAAAGGCGTTGATAGCCTTGCGGATCGTTTGGTTTTTCGTGAGTTCGGCAATGATGACTTTAACGTAAATCAAATCTTTGCACTGAATAATCCAGATGTATTCTTCGATAGCGCAATCTTATCAGCTTTAATTGGCTCATGTTGCTTCATCTATGTAGCAAGTGGCGAAGGTACGCCAAGGCTTCAAGTCATTGAAGCAAGTAATGCGACAGGAGTGATTGACCCTATCACGGGCCTACTTACTGAAGGCTATGCAGTCTTGAAGCGTGATGAAAATAAAGCGCCTATCCGTGAAGCTTACTTCACGCCAGAAAATACAACTTTCATCACGAAAGGTCAAAAGCCATTCACTATCCCAAACCCAACGGGTGTGCCTTTGCTAGTGCCTATCATTCATAGACCAGACGCAGTGAGGCCTTTTGGACGCTCAAGAATTACCAAGGCAGGAATGTATTATCAATCCTATGCTAAGCGGACACTTGAGCGCTCAGACATTACAGCTGAATTTTATTCATTCCCTCAAAAGTATATTTTGGGGCTCAGTCCAGAAGCTGACAGCATTGATACATGGAAAGCTACGGTATCAAGCTTACTGACTATTGATAAAGACGAAGACGGGGAAAAACCGTCAATCGGTCAATTTACTACCTCAAGCATGTCGCCTTTTACGGAACAGCTACGGACAGCAGCGGCAGGCTTTGCGGGTGAAATGGGATTGACACTTGATGATTTAGGTTTTGTATCGGATAACCCTTCATCAGTTGAAGCTATCAGAGCAAGCCATGAAAATCTACGACTTGCAGGAAGAAAAGCTCAGAGGTCGCTAGGTTCAGGCTTTTTAAACGTTGCCTATGTGGCTAGTTGTTTACGTGATAGCATTCCATACTCAAGAGGGCAGTTTAATAAAACGGTCGTGAAGTGGGAGCCATTGTTTGAAGCAGACGCAAACGCCTTAACGTTGATTGGTGACGGAGCTATCAAGCTCAATCAAGCAATACCTGGATATATGGACGCTGACACTATCCGTGACCTAACAGGTATCAAGGGCTCAGATAAGCCAGTTCCAGTAGTGAAGGAGGTAGCAGATGGTAGAGGATATAGTACCAAGTCTACTGAAAAAGACCAGAAGTGACTTTGAGAAAGCAAAAGAAAGCAATGAAGCTTTAAAAGCACTTGCTCAAAAGTTGCAAGACAAAAAAGCGACATACATTGACGCAAACCGTTTCTCTATAGAAGTTGGTCAAGAAATCTCAAAAGCATTAGGTAAGCATATCAGCGTAGATAGCTTGCCAGAAGGAAAAATGCACTACAATATTGCGGAGCGCATTTTAAATGAGAGCTTGAGCAGAAATTATGAGCTTGTATCTGAATACACCGAAGAAGTGCAAAAGCAACTGAATGAGAAAGCCCAGTTAGGTCTTGCGGTTAAATCAGCAGACTTAAATCAGGACAGGATTGATGGCTTGATTGATAAGCTATCAGACGCTGAAAACTTTGAAGAAGTTGAGTGGCTTCTAGAAGAGCCGATAGTAAATTTTAGTCAGAGCATAGTTGATGAAATTCTAAAGCTAAATGTCGCTTTTCATCATAAAGCAGGCTTAAATCCAGAAGTAATTCGCACAGCTACCAGCTTTTGTTGCGATTGGTGCCAGAAAAAGCAAGGAAGATACAAATATCCGAATGTACCAGGTGATATCTACAAGCGCCATAATAGGTGTCAATGCACAGTAGAGTATGACCCAAAATCGGGACGCAAGCAAAATGTTTGGAACAAGACATGGAGGTGATCCAGAAAATCTCCCAGCGACAGGGTTATCATGCGATACGATTGAAAGGAAAAAAAGATGGCTAAAAAGAAAATTGGCAATCAGAATCCTACTCAATCGGTAATTTTAAAGTACGTCAAAAAGAATTCAAAAGCAAAAGAAGCTATCGAACTTTATGAGCGCACAGGCCTATCTTGCTACTCATGGCAGATTAACTTGTTAACGCATATGATGGCAGTTGACAAGGATGATTTATGGGTACACCAAAAGTTTGGTTACTCTATCCCCCGACGAAATGGGAAGACCGAGGTTGTCTACATTTTTGAACTTTGGGGCCTGCATAATGGGATGAATATCCTTCACACGGCTCACCGTATATCTACTTCACACTCTTCTTTTGAAAAGGTTAAAAAGTACCTAGAAAAGATGGGATATGTAGAAGGAGAAGACTTTAGCTCTATACGAGCAAAAGGGCAAGAGCGGATAGAACTTTTCAAGGGGGGCGGGGTTATCCAATTCCGTACCAGAACTTCTAACGGTGGTTTGGGGGAAGGTTTTGACCTTCTCTTTATCGATGAGGCTCAGGAGTACACGACAGAGCAAGAATCAGCTCTAAAGTATACGGTAACGGATAGTGATAATCCAATTACTATCATGTGTGGTACACCGCCTACGCCTGTATCAAATGGTACGGTATTTACCAATTACCGAAAGACTTGTCTTTTTGGAAAAGGGAAGTACTCAGGTTGGGCGGAGTGGTCTGTATCGGAAGAAAAAGAGATAGACGACGTGGAAGCGTGGTATAACTCAAATCCTTCCATGGGCTACCATTTGAATGAGCGTAAAATAGAAGCCGAATTAGGAGATGATAAGCTAGATCATAATGTTCAGCGTTTGGGCTTTTGGCCAGAATACAATCAGAAATCAGCAATCTCAGAGACAGAATGGAATGAGTTGAAAGTAACTAATCCAATTCCTAGTGGTAAGCTGTTTGTTGGTATCAAATATGGTCAAGATGGAGCAAACGTGGCTTTAAGTATAGCAGTTCGTACAGAAGATGAAAGGATTTTTGTTGAAGCGATTGACTGTCAATCAGTGAGAAACGGCAATGATTGGATATTGGAGTTCATTAGAAGCGCTGATATCGCAAGCATTGTCATAGATGGTGCAAGTGGACAGAAAATCCTTGACGAAGAGCTGAAGAAGGAGCGAATGAAAAAGATTATTTTACCAACGGTAAAAGAAATCATTGTCGCAAACTCAATGTGGGAGCAAGGGATTTATCAGAAAACTTTGTGCCACGCAGGCCAGCCTTCTCTTTCTAAAGTGGCTACGAATTGCGACAAGAGGAACATTGGTTCAAACGGTGGCTTCGGCTATCGTTCACATTTTGCTGATATGGATATCTCTTTGATGGATAGCGCCTTGCTTGCGCATTGGGCTTGTACGACAACCAAACCTAAGAAAAAGCAAAAAATTAACTATTAAATCAAGCAGTAAGATACTGCTTTTTTTAATGCCAAAAATTACCGAACTGACGGGGAAATCAGGGAAAGGAGACAGAAAATGTCTGAATTTAAAATCATTGAAACACAGGAAGAGCTTGACAATATCGTGAAAGAGCGCATCAGACGTGAGCGTGAAAAATATAGCGATTATGAAGAGCTTAAAAACCGTGTCTCAGAGCTTGAAACTGAAAACAGTGCTTTAAAAACTACTGTTGAAGACGACAAGCAAACCAGAGCAGGATTAGATGCTCAGATTACAGACTTGCAAGGAAAAGTAAGCAACTATGAGACTGCAAGTCTACGAACTCGTATCGCACTACAAAATGGCCTACCGTACGATTTAGCAGACCGTTTGCAGGGTACAGATGAAGCCTCTTTAACTGCTGACGCAGAGCGTTTGGCAGGATTTATGAGACCAGCACCAGTGCCTCAAGCGCCTCTTAAAGACGTTGAGCCAGAGGTCTCTAGTGGTAAAGAGCTAGAGATGAGACAGATGCTTAAAGAAATGAATTTTCACAAATAAAGGAGTAGAAAAATGACAGATAATTCACTAAAGACAGCAACACTTTTTAAACCAGAACTCGTAAAAGAAATGATCAGCAAGGTTCAAGGACGTTCCGTGCTTGCTAAGCTATCAAATCAAACGCCAATCCCTTTCAATGGAGTAGAGCAATTCATCTTCAATCTTGAAGGAAATGCACAAATCGTTGGTGAAGGCGAACAAAAGCAAGCTGGAAAAGCAACAATCACTTCAAAAATTATCAAACCATTGAAGTTTGTATACCAAGCACGTATCACTGAAGAATTTAAGTACATGTCAGAAGCTAAACAGCTTGAATACTTGTCACAATTCGCAGACGGCTTCTCTAAGAAAATTGCAGAAGCGTTTGATATCGCTGCACTTCACGGACTTGAGCCAAAAGGCATGACCCCAGCTTCATTTAAAGATACTAACTCTTTTGATGGTGTAGTTACAGGTACTACAGTTACCTATGATGAAACAAAAGTTGATGAAAATATTGATACGGCAGTTCAAGCTATCGTAGCAAAAGGTGGAGAAGTTACAGGTATTGCTATCTCACCAGCCGCAGGTCAAGCTCTTGCTAAAGTGAAGGTAAATGGCGTTGTTCAATATCCAGAGTTCCGCTTTGGTCAAAATCCAGATTCATTCTTCGGCATGAAGTCTGATGTAAACAAAAACCTTACAATCTCAGGAAGCGCAGACCAAGACCACGCCATCGTCGGAGACTTTGAAAACCGCTTCAAGTGGGGTTACTCAGAAAACATTCCGCTTGAAATCATCGAATACGGTGACCCAGATGGAGCAGGCCGTGACCTTAAAGCTTACAATGAAATCTGTTTGCGTGCAGAAGCCTTTATCGGTTGGGGCATTCTTGACGCAGACGCATTTGCGCGTGTGAAAGCCTAAGACCTATGGCTTTATACCGTGATATGAAAACGGGTGCTGTAATCTCTTCCGATTCTTTAATCGGGGGAGATTGGGTACTTGTTGACACAGCAAGCTCAACGGCTTCAGATATGACCGTGGCTGAATTGAAGTCTACTTTAGAGGATATGGGCGTGGACTATGATAAAGGCTTGAAAAAGTCTGATTTAGTAACGCTTTACGAAGCAAACAGGGAGCTTTAATCATGAAGAATTTCGCAACTATCGAAGACCTTCAGCTACTTTGGAGAAATCTAAAGGTAGATGAAAGAGCAAGAGCGGAAGCTCTACTTGAAGTTGTATCTAATTCTTTACGTTTAGAGGCTGAAAAGGTCGGAAAAGACCTTGACGATATGGTGGCAGAGAGCGTCGCTTTGGCTAGCGTCGCTAAGTCTGTTACCGTTGATATCGTTGCCCGAACCCTCATGACTTCAACAGATCACGAACCGATGACGCAAGTATCTGAAAGTGCGTTGGGTTATACGTTTAGTGGTTCATACCTAGTGCCAGGCGGTGGCCTTTTCATTAAAGACACCGAATTGAAACGCCTAGGCTTGAAAAAGAAACAGAGATATCGAGCGATTGAAATTTATGACATACCTAAAGGGGATATCTGTTACGCTAGTGGACAAGGTAGAAACTGGGGAAGATGATTTTGGCCATCCTATCTTTGAAGATAAAAAAATTGTTGTTGAAAATGTACTAGTCGCACCAACCTCTACGCAGGACGTGCTCAATAAGTTGAGTATTACAGGAAAAAAAGCTGTCTACACTATCGCCATTCCAAAAGGAGATACCAATACATGGGAGAACCGTGAAGTAGAATTTTTTGGTAGAAAATGGCGGACAATCGGATTACCCGAAGAAGGAATTGAAGCCATGATTCCGCTTCAGTGGAATAAGAAAGTGATGGTGGAAGCTTATGAGTGATATGAAATTTAAGTTAAACGGCGCAGGCGTATCAGAGCTTTTGCGTTCCCCAGAAATGCAGGCTATCCTTGAGGAAAAAGGCAAGGTAGTAGCAGATGGAGCAGGAGAGGGCTTTGAGCTGAAAGTATCGCCAGGGCAAAAGCGTGCAAGTGCTACGATTAGCACGACAGACATTAAGAGTATGGCCAGAAACAACAAACACAATATCTTATTAAAAGCACTAGGAGGCGCTAAATGATTGAGCTAATCGTAAGGAAATTCTTGAGTAAGGAGCTTCAAGTGCCTTGCTATCTTGAACATAAAAAGGACTTACCAGATAGCTATGTGATGATAGAAAAGACAGGAGCAGGGGGAAGTGATTACACTCATTCAGCTACCTTGGCTTTTCAGAGCTACGCACCATCACTTCAAAAGGCCGCTGAATTAAATGAGGTCGTGAAGAAGGCGGTGGAAAATCTCATCACGATTGATGAGGTGTGTGGCGTGCATCACAATAGTGACTACAACTTCACAGACACAGAAACCAAGAAATACCGCTATCAAGCGGTGTATGACATTAACTATTTTTAAGGAGGTACTAACTTGACGCAAGAAGATAGCGTATCAGGAGTACGAACAAACGCAGAAACAGTAACAAATGGAGGAACTAATATGACAACTGCATCAGCATCAAATGTAACAGCGGCAAAACCTAAAATCGGGGGCGCAGTAGCAACAGCACCAGCTGGAACAACTTTACCAACAAATGCCAAAGAAGAGCTTAACGTGGCTTTCAAAAAGCTAGGGTATATCTCATCAGACGGCTTGACAAATGAAAACTCACCAGAAAGTGAAGAAGTCAAGGCATGGGGTGGACAAACAGTTTTATCTTCTCAAACTGAAAAGAAAGATACCTTTAAATACAAATTGATTGAAAGCTTAAACGTTGAAGTATTGAAAGAGACTTATGGACCAGAAAACGTTACAGGTACGCTTGAATCAGGTATCATTATCAAGGCAAACGGGAAAGAACTTCCAGAGCATTGCATCGTGATTGAAACGCTTTTGAAGAGTGGCTACATGAAGCGTATTGTAATCCCTCGTGGTAAAGTAAGCGGAATTGGTGAAGTCAGCTATAAAGACGGTGAGCCGATCGGATATGAATTGACTATTACCGCATTGCCAGACGCAAACGAAAACACTCACTACGAATACATTCAAGGAGCGTAATAGATGACGAAGCAAATCGATTTTCCAAAAATGAATGACAAAATTGAGGGCAAAACAGATGGTGGTTTTGCCTTTTCGATTGAAACACGAAGACTAGACAACTACCTTTTGTTGCGTTACATCGGTAAAGCCGATAGTGGTGACGTACAAGCCGTAGATAAAGTTTTAGACCTTCTTTTTGGTCCAGAACAGGCTGAAAAATTCATTGATTTCTTGATTGAAGAAGATGGAATCCTTCCAAATGAAAAACTTTTTGGAGAAATCAAGAGCGTATTTGCACAGGTAGAAAAGCTAAAAAAATAGCGATACTGGCGCATATGATAGATTTGGATGAAGACGCTTTAATATGTGATTTAGCAGAAACCTATCATGTATATGACTACAAACAGCTACCACTACAAACGGTAGCTGTTTTTGCATATGGGTTGAAAGACGATTCACGTATCAAGCAACTTCTATCGGATCAGATAGCGCCAGTAGAAAGAGTTTTGCTGGCAAGTATGGTTGATAGACTATCTATGCTTTTGTGGATTCAATCGAAAGATGGTCAAAAAGGAGTAAACAGACCGACATCTTTGACAGACTTCTTTATCAAGAAAGAAAAAGAAGATACAAGAGAGTTTATGACTTTTGAAAGTCCTGAAGACTACGAAGCTTATAGAAAACAATTATTTTCTGGAAATGGAGGTGAAAGCTAGTGGCAACTCAGCTTGGAAAAGCTTATGTACAAATCATTCCGTCCGCTCAAGGAATTAGCGGAATGATTCAGAAAGAACTTGGTGGCGAAGTTGCCTCAGCAGGAACTTCATCAGGTCAATCTCTAGGCTCAAATTTAGTAGGCACATTTAAAAAGGTCATTGCCGCCGCAGGGATTGGTAAAGCCTTTGGTGCCGCTTTAAGTGAAGGGGCAGCACTTCAACAATCTATAGGGGGTGTGGAAACACTCTTTAAAAATTCAGCAGGAAAAGTAAGAGCATATGCCGAAGAAGCATATAGGACTACTGGTCTTTCTGCAAATAAATACATGGAAACCGTGACGGGCTTCTCAGCCAGCTTGCTACAATCTCTTGGTGGAGATACAGATAAAGCGGCAGAAACAGCTAACATGGCCATGGTGGATATGTCAGATAACGCCAATAAGATGGGGACATCTATGGAAAGTATTCAGATGGCGTATCAAGGATTTGCTAAGCAGAACTACACCATGCTTGATAACCTCAAGCTTGGCTACGGTGGTACTAAATCCGAAATGGAAAGGCTCTTGGCTGACGCTGAGAAACTGACTGGCGTCAAATACGACATCAACAATCTGTCTGATGTCTACAATGCCATCCATGCTATCCAAGAAAATCTGGATATTACAGGGACGACTGCCAAAGAGGCCGCATCAACCTTTAGTGGCTCCTTTGCTGCGATGAAAGCGGCGGCGCAGAATGTGCTTGGTCAGTTAGCTCTCGGGCAGAATATTGGTCCGTCATTAAGAGCCTTGTATGATACTACCAAAACATTTATTGTTGATAATTTTATCCCCATGGTTGGGAATGTCCTGAGTGGACTTCCTCAAGTGATTGGCTTTGCGCTTGAGGAAGGTTTGAGTGCAGTATTTGGTGACTATATCGCTCAATCCATCATGGAAGAAATATATGATATCTATACTAATGTGAGTGGTGTTCTCAATGCACTGACTGATATGATTTTTGGTTCTGGAGACAAGGCAGATAACAAAGATTTTTTAAAAAGTTATCTTGGATTGGATGAAAGTACGGCCAGTCAGATTGTCAACATTGGCGAGAACATTCGTGTAGCCTTCGAGAATATCGGAGCGACTATTGGTAATATCGCTGGGATTGTTGGTAGTTTTATTGGAGATTTGCTTGGTATTGCTGGTAGCGAGCAGGGAGTTAATCTTTTAGGAAGTGCTTTTGAAGCAGTTACTGGTTTTATTAGAGGGGCTGCTGAAAAGCTGAAAGATTTTACTGGATGGTTGAAAGATAGTCCAGTGGCTTTAGATAGTCTAAAATCTGCTGTGGTAGGTATTACTACAGCTTGGGCTGGCTATAAAACAGTTATGGCTGTTATTAAAGGAATCGAAGCAATTCGAAACGCTACCTTAGCAGTTACAAATGGTTTGATGCTTGCTCAATTTGTGCGGACAGGAGCTCTTACGGCTGCTGAAGCTGCTAATGCTGCTGCAACAATGGGAGCAAGCGGAGCGTTTGGTATTTTTAATGCGGTTCTATCCGCAAATCCGATTGGAATCATTGTAACAGCTATTGCCGCTCTTACAGCTGGACTAATCTGGTTTTTCACTCAAACCGAAACTGGCCGTCAGATTTGGGCTGCTTTTGTTGATTGGATAAAGGTGGCTTGGCAGGGAATAGCCGAGTTTTTCACTGGTTTATGGTCTGGCATTTCTGAGGGTGCCAACAATCTTTGGAATGGAGTGTCTGAGGCTTGGAGCTCAGCGGTTGAAAATATTAAGAATTTGTGGAACGGGATCGTTGTATTTTTCGATGCTTTGTGGTTGACAGTACAAACGGCTGCTTCGATTGCCTGGAATCAATTTACTACGACGATCATGTCTATCGTCCAGCCTTTTATTGATGGATTTTTGAATCTGTGGAATGGTGTCTCAAATGGGATTTCTCAGATTTTCGAAGGCATCAAGATGGTCTTTCAGGGAGCCTGGGAGTTTATCAAATCGATCTTCTTAGG